AAGGCTGTCAAGGTTAGAAAAACAGCCTTTGACTCCGAGACGGGATTTATGTACCGCGCTACTGTTGAGTTTGAATTTGTCTTTCAGGATTCGGGCTATGCTAAGTTCCTTGACATAGTGCCATACAGCGATATAAAATATAAAAGCAGGGGCGGTGGTATTGAGAATTTAATTGCCTGGATTAAGCAAAAACCAATATCCACTTGGAAGAACCCATATGGCATTGAAGAGATAAAGCAGGACAAGAAGAAAATGAGGCGTTTGGCATACGCCATTCGGAAGTCTCAAGACCAGCGGGGCGACATCAAAAACAAGAGTAACTTCATAACCTTTACGCGCAGTAACATCACAACAGCGATAAATAAAGCCAAGGAAAGGTTTGTAAATTATTTGAGTGACGAATTGTACTTGGAAATAGAGCGTCAAATATTCTTTAAGTAATGGCTTCAAATAGCAGTAGATTAGCCCAAGAGGTAATTAACTATACCAATGAAATTAAAAAGCTTCGTGAGGAGCTTTCTAAGACTAAGAACGGTACAGCTGATTACGAGATTACGCAGCGAAAGCTATCAAATACCATTGAACAAGGAAAGAAAGCCACAGATAGGTATTTAGAGTCACTCAGTAAGCTTAACAAAAACGTATACATCCAAAATGTAGCGTTTGACAAGGGCAACAAGGTGGTTAAGAACTTCAACGATACCGTTGGAGGCTCTAGCAAATCTATATCTTCTCTTGCTGGAAACTTTGTAAAAACGATTGCTACTGTAGGTAAGTTCTTCTTAGCCTACCAAGCACTGAACCTAGTCATCTCCGGAGTAAAGGAACTAGTTGTTGGTTCTGTTCAGGAGTTCATTAAGCTTGAGGACACACTTGGTAAGGTGCAAGCTGTTACCGGTTCCTCGTCATCTCAGATGGACACACTCAAGGGTGCTATTCTTAGTACAGCTATAGAAACACGCTTCACCGCAACAGAGATTGCGGACCTAGCGGTATCACTCGGAAAGCTTGGCGCTACTAGTGGGGAGATTCCACAACTTATCAAGCCTATTGCTACTGCGGCACAGGCTATTGGTGAAGACATCACCGCTGTTGGCGAGGCTGTACTAAAGGCCAACAATCAGTTCCAGATATCTTCCGAGAACAGTGCCGTAACGGCAGCTGTACTTACAAATGCTATTACGGACAGTGCCTTGTCTTTGAGTTCGTTCAACACAGCGCTTCAGTACGTAGGTCCACTAGCAAATCAGGTGGGTTTAGGTATCGATGCTGCATCCGGATATATGAAGGTGCTTGCCGATAACGGCTTCACTGCTTCAAAGATTGGTACGGGCCTACGTAACATCTTCATTGAGTTAAAGGAGTCCGGAGTTCCACTCACCGAGACTATCAGAAATCTTGCAAATCAAAACATCAGCCTTTCAGAAGCTGTTGAGCTGGTAGGCAAGCGTTCTGCGGCTCAATTGATTACTTTAATTGAGAATATTGATGCTGTAGAAAACTATACTACGGCTACAGAGGCTTTGGTGGGTGTGTTAGCGGCAGAGGCGGCTCAGATGTCTACAACCAAAGCGCAGCTTGATATCTTGAATACCGCATACACCAACTTTAAGATTTCTATCGGTGAGGCTATTAATTCTAGTGAACTCCTTATTGAAATTATTGGTATTCTGGATAGAGAATCAGAAGAGCTAGCACGAGGACAAGAGGCTCTTAACGAAATACTCTCTGACGATAGAGGCGCTCAAATTTTCCAGAAGGCACTTGAAGATGCTACTAAATACGGTGTAGACCCGCTTATTACCGCTATTAATGTCCTGCGTGATTCAGGAAAGGCAGCTGATAATAGCTTCGTCCAATTCTTTGATGAGCTTCAAAGTAAAGCAGGCTTGTCGGCTGACGAGGCATTACGTGTTGCAACATCGTTTGCAGATGATAGAGGAGCAGTAAACCAAAAAAAAATACGTCAGTCACTAAATCTTCAGCGTGAAGACTTAGTAGAGCTAAATAAACTCTTCAGTGAATATGGAGGACTATTGTCCGACCTTGATGAAGGTCTGGATTATATCGAGGGTATAAATAAGGCCCTAAAGAATCAAGGGGATTTGTTTCGCTCTCAGCAGGCTGAAGAGGCTATTGCAGCCTCCCTTCAGGAAGAGTATCAAGCACGTATAGACAGCATCAAAGAAAAGTCTAAAGAGGGTCTCGTTGTAGAGAAAGAGGTTAGTCAGTTGCGAAAGGATATGCTTGAAGACCAGAAAGACGATAAGGACCTTCTTGCTGATAAAATAAACAAGCTAAACACATACACAAACGAGCTAGATAGGCAGGTTGAGCTTGGGCGTGAACTCACCCTTGAAGAGATTAAGTATCTAGCAACTCAGAAATCTGAGATTAAAAACTTGCAGATTAGAATCAATTCGTATGATAGGGTTCTTGATAGTTCAAAAGAACTTGCAGATAGAGATGCTGACAATGTCAAGGCTCAAGAGCGCGCACAGATTGAACGCGTCCGGGCCAATGCTGCTGAATTCAAGGATAGAATTAAGGTACTTGAAGACGAGGCTAGAGGCATTAAGAAGAAGTATGATAAAGAGGTTGCTGACGCTAAGAAGCTCTATGAGCTTCGTATAGAGGGGGTTGAAGACTATAACGTAATTAAGCAAGCCGAGGACGATTTAAATAAGCAAATAGCCGAATCTGAAGAGCGTCGGCTCGCTGGAATCGCCAGTGTATATACCGAGATTGGAAATATATATACCGAGGCTGAGAAAGCCAGAAGCGAGTTTGTTGCAGAGGCGCAAGCTAAAGGCTTTGACGAGGAGCAGATTGAGAAGATTACCGAGGTATACGACAAGTTTAAGAAGAGTACTAAGTCGCTGTTTGAGACACTTATTGAACTTGAGACCGAGTTAACGAAGGACCAGTTTGACCAAGTAGAAGGACCACTGCGTCAAGCTGCCGCATCCGCAGAATTGTTCAGTGAAAAGCTTGCAGCCCTTAGAAAAGAATACGGAGATTCCGCTGCTAAGAGTAAGGAGTTCCAGAAGAGCCAGCAAGAACTTAAAGATGAGCAGATAGCCAACCTAGAATCCATTCGTGACACGATTGACACGACTACTGAGGCCGGTGCTGCCGCTGCTGCTATTATCGATAAGCAGATTGAAAAGACCAAGCTAGCAGGAACTGCTGCTAAGGAAACAGGTGGCTTAGTTAAGAGCTTGTTCAAGGATACTTTCCTAGATGCAGCAAAGACGGCTATTCAGGCTGTTGATGAACTTAATAAGGTTGCTTTTGAAAATACCATCAATAGACTAGAACAAGAGAAGGCTAAGATATCTGAAAGGGCTGGGTTCGAAGAGGATGTCTTAAAGTCTCAATTGGAATCTCAACTGATTTCACAGGAAGAATACGCTTCTCGTCTTGAGCAGATTAAGAAAAAAGAGATTCAGCGTCAGAACGCTATTGACCGAAAAATATTCGAAGAACAGAACAAGCGTGACAAGCAAGCTGCGCTTGTTGACTACCTAACTTCTTTGGCTTCAATTGTCCCTAACCTAATCATAACAGAAAAGGACGCTGACCCTGTCAAGATTGCCCTTAAAGCAGCTATAACAGCTGGGCTTGCAACCGCGGCATATGGCGCTGAAGTTGCTGCAATCGGCAAGCGTCAGTTCTTTCCTAAGAAGTTTGCTGACGGTGGTCTTGTTGATGGTCCATCTCACTCACAAGGTGGTGTGCCATTTACGGTTCGTGGTGTTGGTGGATACGAGATGGAAGGTGGCGAGTATATCGTCAACAAAGAATCTACCGCCAAATACAAAAGCCTACTCGACCAGATTAACGAGACTAAGTACACTCCTAAGTACAAGTTTGCTACCGGAGGAATTGTTAATGCACAGGAGCTTTCTGTAAGGCAGCTGGACCTATTGGAGGCTATTGCCGAGGCAACTACAGGAACAGCAATTAACACCGGAAGACCAATGCGCTCTTTCGTATCTTCGGATGACCTAAGGAACGATAACAACGCACGTAGAATCAAAGAAAGAAACTCAAATATCTAATGGCAACATACTTTTATTCGTTTGACTCTTATCCAGATACAGACGCTGGCGTTAACGGAACTATTGATAGCTATTCTGAGTCTTCTAGTGGTGTCGTAACAATAACTACAGATACTGGATTCAGTCTTGATTCTGATGTGGTTGTTGGTGACGCGGTTAAGATTTACGATGCTAGCGACAGCTCAAAATTTATTTATGCTGTTCTTACAGGTAAGGCTGCCGTTATTGGTGGTGGCTACAACTTAGGTATTTCATACGACTACAACGTCTACGCAGATAGCCTAGCCGATATGGATAAGTTCGTTGTTTATGCAAAGGACTACCTTACAAGCGTCACAGTAAACGAAAACGTATCATACGCCTATAAGATTAATGCTCGAATTGAGACCGCTGCTTATTCGGAGCAATACATTCGATATAAAATAAAATCATATTATGATGTCATATTGGATAGCACTCGCAGATATTTCTTTGAAGACTTCAGCAATATCGCAACAGCTTCTAATGTGATTATGATTGATGACTGCGCAAGCCCTAATGGCGTAGCGT